AAGGAAGTCGAACGCCGCATCTACACGCGCCGCGTGCGCTACCTCACGCCAATCTCGCTCGAGCGCCTGGCCGCATTCGGCCTGCACGTGTCCATCCGCGAAGACCTGGCCACCGACGCACTGCAAGGGGGGGCCGCCGCGTGACGCCCTCTCAGCCGATGCGGCCGCCGTGCGGCCGTACCCCTTCCCTCATTCTTTCCGGCCGCGTAGCGGCCCTGTATTCGGGTTTCCGGTGCGTGCGTCGATGCGCGCAGGAATCGGCGCACGTCGCCACGCGGCCGCCGTGCTGTCCGGTTCCCCCCGTCCCCCCCGCGAGTCGAAACGGCCGGGCAACTACGCCGCCCTTGAGGGAGGGGGACCGCCCGGACCGCTTTTTCCACAGCGAACGGGCAGGCAGCGCAGAAAACTCGGGGATTCCGGGCCTCTTCGCTCGTAAGTCATTGATTGTTGAGAAGACACCCGCCCCGTGTGGCATCACGTTTGCCCCCATTCGGGCCGATTTTGCCCCTAGTCCGATTTTTGCGCCGGCCGCCGTCGCCCCTTTCTCTTCTCTCTCTAATTCATTGAAAAAGAAGAAGAAAGAATACGAAGAGAGGCAAGGAATCGACTCGAACGCAATGCCCCGAGTCACCCCCGTTTTGCCCTCAATTGCGAACACTGCCTATTTTTTAGGCCCCCAGTTGGAAAGGGGCGCCCTGTATATTTGAGGGCAATTATGGGCATCAAATAGTCAAAAAAATCAGATAGTTAGAGTCACATTTCGCGCAGTCCCCCAATCCCTCAATTGCGCTGCGTGTGGTCCTCTTCCGTAATGAAAATCACCATGCAAGAATATTCACGTCGCGGCTCGCAGCGCGGCACCGGCGCGTATCTCGGCCGACAAGAACTGCGCGAACTGACCGGCACGCCGCAACGCGCGCGCCAAATCCTGTGGCTCGCTCGACAGGGTTGGCCGCATGTCGTCGACGTGCACGGCCGCGTGCTGGTCGCACGCGCTTACCACGACAAGCAAATGGGAATCGCCGAATCTAAACAAGTGCGCGCACCGCAGGCCGCCGGTCTCACGTCGCTGAATCTCGGCGCAGTGTGATGGCTGGCAAAGCACAAACTCCAGGTGCAATCCCGCGCTTCCGTTCGCGCAAGAACGCGGACGGCTCGCTGCGCTACTACTACGATCACGGCGAGGTGGACGGGCGGCGCATTCTTGAGCCGCTCGGCACTGATCGCGTCGTCGCACTCCAACGTTGGGCCGAGTTAGAAGGTGCGCGTGCGCCGTCGTCGGAAACGACGCGACACACGTTCGCCATGCTCGAGCAGGCCTACCGCATACGCGAGCTGCCGCAGAAGTCTGCGGCGACGCAACGCATGTACGACCTGTTCCTCTCCAGGCTCGCTGGCGTCATCGGCGATCGCGAGCTCGACACGCTCACGCCGGCCGACGTCGCCACGATCTGGCGCGCCACGGCGGAGAAACGCGGCGTCGTGACAGCGAACCGCACGAAGGCCGTGCTTTCACTGGTCCTGAACTGCGGGCGGCTGTGGGGCATGATGACGATCGCGAACCCGTGCGCCGGCGTGCGCGGCAAGAAAGAGACAGGGCGCCAGGCCATCCTCATCGATGACGAGCTATATGCGGCCGTCTACACGGTGGCAGACCAGCCGCTGCGCAACGCGATGGACCTGGCCGATCTCTGCGCACAACGCCCTTCGGACGTCCTGCGCGTGCAGCGCTCCAACATCGTGCGCGGCAACCTCATCTTCCGCACGCAGAAGACGGGCGCATTCGTTACGGTACAAATCACGGGCGACCTCGCGGCCCTGATCGAACGCCTTCTCGCCTGGCGTGGTTCGAAGGTCGACGTCTCGCCCTACCTGCTGCGCGACGAGGAAGGCTATCCGCTCACCAAGGGCAAGCTGCGGTCGCGCTTCGACAAGGCACGCGAGCGGGCCGGTATCGACAAAGCAAAGTTTCAGTTCCGCGATCTCCGCGCGCGCGGCGTGACGCACAAGACGATCGACGAAGGATTGGAGGCCGGGCAGCGCTTGGCGGGGCACAGCGGACCGGGCATGACGGCGCGTTACGTGCGAGGCACACGGCCGGTTAAACCGTCTCGCTGACGCGCATTGGAAACGTGAGGGGGTATTGGAAACGCGAAGGGGCTACGCAAACATCGCGTAACCCCTTGTCAGATATGGTGCCGGCTGCAGGACTCGAACCCGCCACCTGATGATTACAAAGCCATTCTGGTTTTCTTTTATATCAGCGACTTAGCGAGAAAAATGTTCTACAAAGTCATCAAATCCGTTGGCGCGCGACGCCGGCTCCCATGGTAGCAGTCACGGAATTGTAGAACAACGAGCGGGGCACCTCGAAGTGGACAAATCCATTATAATTTACCAAATCAAAATAGCGCCTCATTGATTAAATATTAAATACAAATCAATGCACAACACTACCAAATACAAATCAATGCACAACACGCGCGACAAGTTAAGCTTATTTTTGGATTTTGACGGCGTTCTCCATCCGGCAGAAGAGATAGTTCGTTTCGGGAGGACCAATATACTTGGTAATGCGCGTCTGTTCGTGTGGCTACCGGTTCTTGAGCACATCCTGAAACCGTACCCGGAAGTTGACATAATTGTATCGTCTAGCTGGCGGCTAAAATTGGATGACCAGAGCCTCGTAAGGGTGCTAGGAGATCTTGGATCGAGATTCGTTGGAGTTGTCGACAATTGGCAGGAATCTCGCGCCGACGAAATTCGGGCCGAAGTTGCTCGCCGAAAGCTGACGAAGTGGTTAGCCGTTGACGATCATCCGACGGTGATTGTCGCAAGTAGGCGTGACTCTCGCTTTATCGCCTGTCATCCAGACACGGGGTTAGGCGAGCAAACGGTACAAGCCCATTTGCGCGCCGTTCTCAGCGAGATTTACAAATAGTTGAGACTACGTTGCCCGTCGTATGTTTTTATTAACAATGCGCACGATTAAGTTTCGCCCTCAAATTCACGGGCTCATCGAGTGTTATCTTTATAGAGATCATCAAGCAGCTGTTTCTCACGCTGGCGACCTTGGTCGATCATTTCGTCGACACCGGCATTTTCCCGTAGACGTTGCGTCATTTCTTGCCAGTGGTCCCATCGTGCGCCGATAAGGCGGTCAATTAGCTGCTTTTGCTGTTCTTTTCCTAGCGCAATGTTCGCCTCTCCTGCGGCGAGTTGAATGCTGACGTTGATCCCCGCGCGAAACGATTGGACGAGATCGTCCTTTGTAACGTGGGCCTTGTCCTCCGCTTCATTCCGTTTCGGTCGCTGGCGATTCATGTACTGGACGAGTGCTTTCCAAGTGGTGTCGAGAGCCGACATGCACTGTCGGAAGTAGGCGCTGGTGCTCAGTGAATCGTCCGGCATTATGGTGCCGAAACCACCAGGAAACGCAAGGTTGACTTGCGGGGCCTTGTGCCCCCCTTCGTTGTCGGCGATGCCAGTTGCTAGCCAGAAGGCGTGCTCCGGGTGAAGTTTGCAGAGTGCCTCGAACATTTCGAGCGACGGCCGTGTGACGCCTGCTTGGGCGTGGCGCCATTTGACGGCCTTAATGCCTGTGGCCTCCTCGAGCTGCTTCCAGTCGTTGCGACCTTTGGTGATCCACTGGCTTAGCAGCCGCATGCGCAGCTCAATGTTGTAGGCGGGCAGTTCATCTTTGCTCTTGACATCGTCAGGGTGCGTCATTAATCTACCTCCCGGCGTAATATTTTTACGTTACGTAAATATTCTACGCTTTGGCGTGGAAAAATTCTATTTTGCCATTGATGGGCGGATGCCCACATCTCTTGAGGTGATATGCCATGAGTTCCAAGCAAAAGCTGACGATTCTTTCGATCAACACGCGCAGCGGTGTGTCGCAGAAGTCGGGCCGTCCCTACACGATCCGCGAGGCTCAGTGCATCTTGGAACAAACGGTGGATGGTCTTCAAAACGTCGTCGTCGGCGTCATCAACCTGCCCGAATCGTTGGCTGACCGCTCGGCAGGGGAATACCTCGCAGAATTCGCGCTCGCGCAAGGCAACGGCCAAGACGCCGGCCGCCTCGTGCCCCGCATCATCTCTCTATTGCCTTATGGACTTCCACGTGCGCAGCCCAAAGCTGACGCCAAGGCGGCCTGACCGCGCATGGCTGCGGGTTCTGTCCAAACGATCGCGGTCTGTGGACCGGCGGTTGGCGCAATAAGTGCAGCTGGCCACGTTATTTCATGCGGGTCGGATACAAGCGGGAATCCACTCTATCTGACGGCGATGCAAGCCTACGTGCTCGTTCCGTCGAGCGCTTCGTACATCGATGCTGTTGCGCAGCCTTTCGACTATGCGCAAGCGGCTGGATTTTGGGGGGTGGCATTCACCACCGTCATTACATTGTGGCTGGTGAGTCATGGAGCAGGCGCGATCGTCAATTTCGTACGTCGTGCCTGAATTTTTGCGGGTGAAACCGCTTTTTTAGGAGTACTGAAAATGAAGAAGAAGCTGGAGCAATTCAAGAAGATCGCAGCGCATTCCATCGTCGTGGGTGCCGCTGCGGCGACCTTCGAAGCGCATGCTGCGGGTACGGATTTCTCGACGTTGACGAGCGGTATCGACTTCTCGACGGTGACGACGGGCATTCTCGCCGTCGCAGCGACCCTCATCACGGTCTATGTGGCCATCAAGGGCGCGAAGATCCTGATTGGCATGGTGCGCGGGGCTTAACCGTTGGCGTGACGTATGCGCTTGCGGGGGCTGCGGCCCCCGTTTTTGTTGAGGGGATGAATGTGGACGCGAACAGTGCTTGGTATCTCGTGATGTTCGTTTTCGGCATGGTCTGCGCGTGGGCAGTGATCGTCGGATTCAAGGAGGCGTGATGCGATTCAGACATGCCGTTTTGTTCGTGACGCTCAGTTGCGTCGTAGGTGCGCAGATGGCGCACGCGCAGGCGCTGCTTGCGCCGGTGGAAGACCTTGTCATCAATCGGGCGGAAGCGGCCATCATCTCGCGCGTTGCAATCTCGCGTGGGTTCGCAGCCAACGATCCGCGTATCGCGGCGACGCTGACCGGCATGGGGCAGGTCTCGACGGCGCTGAATGTCGTTTCTACGGGGGCTGCTGTGGGACTTGGATTCGCTGGTGCGCCGGTGTGGCTGACGATCGCGGCGGGGGTGGGCATCCTCGCGGCTGGTTCGGCGTTGTACGCGGGGAGCGTGTCACTCTCGCGCTCACAAGATGGGAAGACGATTTCGGCGACTCAGCCCTTGCCGTCGCTGCCTACTTATAGCGGAACCGCATACCAGGGCACCCCGCCCGCTGCGGGCACGATGCAATCGCCTTTCGTTTACGGCATAACGTCGTTGGGCATGCAGGCGTATCGCACGAGCGCGTGTCTCGCGACGGATGCTAGCTGCGCGGGCTTTCCTTCGATGCCTAGCCTTACGACGAGCGGCATGAATTTCGTTCGCAACTTCAACACGGCGGTGCTTGTCGCGGGGACGATCCAAGATGTGCAGTCGTTTGACCTTTACGAACAGCAATACAACGGCGCGGGCGGAATGGTTGGTGGCGGTACGTCGACGGATAGTCTTGGTTTTGATGTTGTCGGTGTTTCCGTCTATTGGCAGGCCAACGCCGACAACACCAACGAAACGCTGATGGAAAGTCGGACTTTGACGACTTGGAAGACCGATGCCAACGGCAACAACTATAAGTCGACTGATACGGGTGTGCAGCCGGTTACGTGGTGGGCGGCTGGCCCTGGCGTAGCGCCGGTGAGCGGCACCGATTTGTCACAGATCTACCCGAAGCTCTCGTCGGCCTCCCTTAAGACGCCCCTTGATCCGATGACGCTTGCGCAGCTCACGAACCAGACGTGGCAGCAGGCAGCGAATCAGCCTGGATATCAAGGGTTGCCGTACTCAGTGACGCAACCGATTTCATACAGCGACGTGCAGCCGTGGGCGCAAGCAAATCCGAGTTCGGTGCCTGACGTTGGTGACCTATTTACCCCGGCGAGCGATCCGGGTTCGTCCGTGTCGATCGATCCGGCCGTGCAGCCGGGGCAATCGAGTAGCACGAGCCCGGCGAGTAATCCCAGTACGACGACCGGCAACGAAGTAAACGTCGTGAATACCCCAAACGTGAATGTCACCAACAAGGTGTCTGTTGACCTTGGGCCCGATCCCGGCGTGGGCTCTCCTGCCCTGGAGGCGACACCGACGATTTCGATGATCTTGTCGCCGGTGCTGAATCTGTTGCCCGACCTGAAGCATTGGTCCGTGCCTTCCCACAGTTCGGTGTGTCCCGAGCCGTCGTTTACTGCCTTCGGCCATTCGTTCACGCTGACTGCGCAGTGCGACCTCGCAGAGTCGAACCGCACCTCAATATACACAGCGTTCGCGGCGATGTTTACCCTCGCGGCGATGTTCATCGTACTGCGCGCTTAAGGAACCCTCATGTTTGCGATTCTGGTTTCTGCGGCGAATGTCGCCCTGGGCTTTCTCCTGCGCTCGGTGATTGCGAAGTTCTTCCTGTATTTCGGGCTGTATTTCTTCGTAACCGAAGCGGTGTCGTTCTTGCAGTCGGCGAACGTCCTGCCGTCGGCGGCGTCGCTCGCGGGTGCGTTCGGTTCGATCGGTAGCGACGTGTGGTACTTCCTCGACCTGTGTGCGTTCAGCTACGGCGCGCCGCTTTTAGTCTCTGCCTTCGTGACGCACTTCATCATCCGGCGTTTGCCGATCATCGGGTGACGCGATGGCGATCAATGTTTATTCCGGCGTGATGGGCTCGGGCAAATCGTACGAGGTCGTGCAGGGTCCTCTGCTTGATGCGATTGCCAGCGGTCGGCGCGTCGTTACGAACGTGGACGGCATCAACGAGGATCGCATTCACGAATTCCTCGTGAGCAAAGGTCGCGGCGACGACACGGCGTTCGGCTCGGTTGTGCATGTGCGTACCGACGAGTTTCTACAGCCCGCGTTCTTTCCGGTCGAGCATGAGTCGTCGGAAGGGGCCACCGTAACGCCGGGCTTTGTGCAGCCGGGCGATCTGGTGGTGGTCGATGAGGCGTGGAAGCTGTGGAATTCGGATAAGAAGATTTCCGACGAGCACATGGCGTTCTTTCGCATGCACCGGCACTTTACGCACGCGCAGACTGGCGTGGCCTGTGACGTGGTGTTGATGGTGCAGGACATTGGCGACCTGCACCGTAAGGTCAAGCCCGTGGTCGAGCTGTCGTTTCGCATGCACAAGCTTAAGTCGCTCGGGCTGTCTTCCGGCTACCGGGTCGAGCAATACGAGGGCTGGAAGCAGAACGGGCGCACGCGGGTGGCGACGTATGTGCGCAAGTACAGCAAGCAGATTTTTCCGCTGTACAAGAGCTATGCGGGCGCGGGCGGCAAAGAGGCCGTGGTGGACAAACGGCAGAACATCCTCAACAACAAGCGGTTGTGGGCGCTTGTGGCGGTGCTGGTCGTGACGCCGGTGGTGGCGGGTTGGTTCATCTACGCGTTCTTCCACCGCGTCTCGCATAAGCCTACGGCGGGAGCTGCGGTGCCTGCAGTGGCTTCGTCGCCTGCGGTCGGGGCAGGTGCGGCGAGGGCGTCCGGCGCCGCTGTAGGCGGTTCTAAGCCGTCCTTTTCCGAGAACTGGCGGATCGTTGGCAGCTATACCGCTCCAGGTCGTTCTTGGGTTGTTCTGGCCGACAGTGCGGGGCGGCTGCGGATGGAAAGCCCATCGATGTTCCAGAACACCGGCGTGGTGCGGATGGGCATGATCGATGGCGAGGCCGTAACGACGTTTTCCGGCACGAAGCCGTCGAATTTGGGCACGGGTGGGGCAGTGTCGGGCGGTCTGGTTGGGGTGGCGAAATGAGGCGGCTCGCGGTTGTCCTTTGGTTCTTTGCCGGCGTGAGCTGCGCTGCCGGGTCGCCGGTGCCAGCCTCGATGCCGGGTCTGCCGCCTCTGCCTTCGGTGGCCGGCCTGTCGACCGGGGCCGGTCAGGCTCCGCTTCCTGCGCCGCCGCTGGTGCCATTGAAGATCGGCGACGCGAAGTCGGTCGATCTGCGCTTCGTGAATGTCGCGCAGGTGATCGACCTGGTGTACGCGGACATGTTGCAGTCGCAGTACGTAATTTCGCCCGACGTTCTGGCCGACACGCGCTTGGTGTCGTTTCGCTTCGATCGCACCAAGGGGGACATCCGCGATGTGCTGGGCGATTTTCTGTCGTCACTCGGCTTCGGCGTGACGGCGAGGAACGGCGTCGATTATGTGTTCAAGCGCAAGGACGATGACCAGAAGGAAGCGGACAAACAGGTGTTCGTCTACTCGCCCAAGTATCGGACGGCAGACTACCTCTCGCGTCTGGTGCAGCCGCTGTTTAGCGGACAGTTCACGATGAATCGCGCTGTGCCTGCTGCTGTGGGGTCGCGGGCCAAGGCCGATGCACCGCCCACGTCAGCTGCGGCGATGGTCGACCAGTCGTCTGACACGATGGTGTTTCTCAGCTCGGCGAAGGAAATCGCGCTACTGAAGTCGGTGCTGCCGCAGGTGGACACCAAGACGGGTGAAGTGGCGATTCGAGCGTGGGTGTATGAGGTGTCGACAGAGAACGATCGCACGACGGGCTTCCAGCTCGCAGCGAGCATCTTGGGCGGCAAGCTGGGCGTGTCGCTGGGTGTCGGAACGGTCGATGAGAGCGCAAACGCGTTGCGATTGCATGCCGGTTTTTTGGACGCTGCAATCGCGGCTCTCGATTCAGATAGCCGGTTTCATGTCATCACATCGCCGAATCTGCGCGTGGAGTCGGGCAAGCACGGTCGGCTGAACGTCGGCCAGTCGGTGCCGGTGATCGATTCCGTGACATATCCGAACTCAAGCGCGGCTCCGCTGCAATCGGTAACGTACCAGGATGCAGGGGTGATCTTCGACGTGCAGCCGACCGTCAAGGATGACGTGATCGACACTGACGTGACTGTCGAGATTTCCGACTTTCAAAGGACCAGCACCGGCGTGAACAACTCGCCGACGAAGAACACGCGCAAGGTGGAGACCAGCATGACGCTACGCGATGGTGAGGTGGTGGTAATGGGCGGATTGAGCGAAGGCAAGGACTCCATCGTGACTAGCGGTATTCGATGGCTTCCGTCGTTCATGGACGGGCGAAGCCTGTCGGGTTCGCACTCCGACATTGTGCTGGTGCTGCAGGTCTCGCGAATATGACTGACGGCTGGACCATGCGGCGCATATCGCAGCAACGAGGCGTTGGGCATGTGTCAAGGCTCGGCGTAGCCGACCGCGTAGCGGCTTGGCCTTTACACGGGCTACACCTCCATACGCTTAGGGATGGGTTGTGACGGCCAAGGGGCGGCGCAACCCATGCCGAACAAAGCGGAGGCGTAACCGGTGGGGGGGTGCTTTGCGCGGCCGCCTGCCCGCAGCGTTAAGCGAGGACAGCCGGGCGCGCGGAGCGCGCCTAGATTTATATCAGGGACACTTAACGTATGAGGTCGAACACAGGCGTCGAACCTACGAAAGAATTGGGATATAGCTTTGTCCCGGGCTGGCAGTGATACAGAACCTCAGTCTCCGAAGCGTTCAATCCTGATTGATTTTGACGCGACGAAAAAAAAAAGCCCCGACCGCTGCAACGGTTCGAGGCTCGGACAACAGCATTACAAGGATGAGTTGCAATGCACGACGGCAGTATAGGAGATTTCTCGGCCTTTCGCCGGGAATGGGTGGTCCGTGGTCGTAATTTCGGCGACGGGCAGGTTGAAATCACGGCCACGCGGTTTGATCGCTACATGGGTGCGCAAGGCCTGAGTACCCTCCCGCGTGCCAAGCGTGGGGAGTCTAAGAACACTGAGCAGAACCTTATGGATGCCGCGAAACGGGCGAAGCAGCAGGTTCGTCTCCGCTGCAAGGCGATAGGCGCGGACCGGATGATTACGCTGACCTACAGAGAAAACATGGTCGACAAGGTCCGACTCAAGAAGGATTTCGACGCGCTTCGTAGACGCCTCGGCCGGATTCAAGATTTTCAGTACGTGGCGGTAGCAGAGCGTCAAAAGCGTGGGGCGTGGCACCTGCATATTGCCGTGAAGGGGCGACAGAACTATCGAGTGCTGCGCTCCATCTGGAGGCACATTGTCGGAGAAGACAACGGAAACATCGATGTCCGGAATCCGTTCCGCGAGAAGGGACTTCGGCACAAGCTGGCCTCGTATCTGAGCAAGTACATAACGAAAGACTTTGCGGAGCACGCACTTAACGAGAAGCGATATTGGACGAGTCGAGGCGTGGAAGTTCCGACACAGCACCCGATCGCTCATCTGATATTCGAGGGGGCGGTTGAAGCAATTAAAACTGCCTTTGAGGCAGCAGGCAGGGTAGGAGCAACATTTGACCGGTGTCAGACGTACTGGAACGAGGAGCTTGGGTGTTTTTGGTTATCAACTCGGGAGGCCTAAATTGAGCGACATGTTCCTGTCTCCCATTGAATTAGTTGTACTAACTGGAAGGAAGATTAAGTCGAAACAAATCGAGGCCCTCCGTCGGATGGGGGTACCGTTCCTTGTCAACGCGTGCGGCCGCGCGGTCGTTGCTCGCTCCGCCATCGACGGACGCTCGAACAGCGCCGGCCGAACCGCATCGGTCGGTCGTGCCATTTGGAATCCAACAGTTTTGGGGCGGTGATTCGTGGGACGAAAACCAACCAAGAATCTTCATTTGCCGCCTCGGATGCGGATCAAGCAAACGTCGAGCGGAAAGACGTACTACTACTACGACATCGGCGGCAAGCCCCGGCGGTGGAAGGCACTCGGCGGTGATTTTGTCGAAGCGCTACGTCTATACGCTGACCTGGAGCAAGGCGATCGAACTGCAAGCACATTGGTTACGTTTCGTCATGTCGCTGAGCGCTATCTGGTCGATGTTTTGCCAAGCAAGGCTGTTGAGACGCGGCGGACCAATTTACTGCAGCTAGAGAAGTTGTACTCGTTCTTCGATTCGCCGCCCGCTCCTCTGGACGAGATCAAGCCTATTCATATTAGGAAGTACCTAGATTGGCGCAAAGCGTCACCAGTCTCGGCAAATCGTGAGATTGCCTTGTTTTCGCACATTTTCAACAAAGCCAGAGAATGGGGGGCGACGGACCGCCCCAACCCGTGCGCCGGGGTCCGAAAGCACAGAGAGGCGGGACGGGATGTCTATGTTGGCGACCAACTCTACCGTAGGGTCTGGGAGAAGGCGGACATTCCCTTGCGCGAGGCAATGGATCTTGCATATCTGACGGGTCAGCGACCGGCTGACGTTCTGAAGATGGACGAGCGCGATATTCGCGACGGAGTCGTCACCGTCAGGCAGAACAAAACTGGCGCGCGGTTGCGAATCGAAATTGTTGGCGAACTCGCCACACTTCTCGACCGTATCGCGGCGCGTAAGATTGATCACAATCCGCGCTCGACCCGTCTGATAGTTGACGAGCAAGGGAGGCCGCTGGGTCAGTCCGCCTTGCGATTTCGTTTTGATCGGACACGGGAAGCTGCTGGAATCGCTAAGGCTGAATTCCAATTTCGTGACCTTCGAGCCAAAGCAGGTACCGACAAAGAGAGTGCGAGTGACTTACGAGGTGCTCAATCACTGCTGGGGCATGGGAGTGTGGCTATGACAGAGCATTACGTCAGAAAACGTGGAACGACGACTACCCCGACTCGCTAACGCGTCACCCTCTGCGGAGTGCAGCACGCTGCTGCATCGTCATGACGACCGCGAATTTCGATTTTCTCGACCAATGATGCAGACCATGCGGATATATCTTAGTCTGCATCGATAAAGAAGGAAATTTCGCCAGTTGCCGCTGACAGATATACTTGCAAAGGAACCACTTTTGCCAATGCGTAGCTAACAGAATTTCGATGACTCAAGAAACAACATAATGCGCTCAACATCCCGACCACAATTTCAGCCCAAGAGACGGTTACCTTAGAAAAATCGTAGTCACACAAAGCAAACACATAGATCGACGTATAACCCAAGAAAACACAAACCGAAAACAGAACCTCACTCAGCAGACGCTTAGCCTGATATTTTTTTAAACGCCTTTCCAACTCACCCTTAATCGATTCACGTATCGGCGCTCGATCATCCTTATCCAAGTCCTTGACCGCCTCCAATGCAGCCTTGAGCCAATGATCAAGTTTTGCAGAGATACGGCTTGAATCAAATGAGCGGCGCAGTATTTTCTTTAAGAAATACGCATTCACCAATGCAAGAAAGAAGCACGCACCAATCGCCAATACATTAACGCTCCAGAACATGCCATCACTTAAGCCAAACATGTTCTTCAAACCAAGTCCACCGAGCGCATCGAAAGTCGATTTTCCATGCCCATCTTTTAAGCGCTGAGCGACGACTGCGGTCACAAACACAAATCCAAGCTGACTCATTGGAATAATGTTTAACACCAATTCAAGGCATTGCTCCTTGATTTTGTCAAGCGCGCCATCAGCCATCGCCAAGTATCTTCACAAATTGGATATCGCCCGCCATAGGATCAAACGATTCATATTCGACAATCGGGCATGCGACGATCGTAAAATCATCGCGATCCATGTATGGAACCAATGCCGAATAATCCTCTTCGCTTTGTATGAAAATGAACATATCCCGATCATTCTCGGCATTAATGAATTTGCCACGGAAATTGGTTTTTTGGTTATGGCCTCGGTCTAGCGCGCGCAACTTACCACGATAAACCACAGGATTTCCAAGCTGGCGCTGTCCAATTACCGTTTTAAATGCAAGCGCCTCAGCCTTTGTGAACACAAATGTCTCAGTGCGTTCACGGTAGCTCGGCTTCAACGCCAGCTTAAGAATTGCCCCATCCCCCTTTCTAACCGGACTAAGCATTTGGTCGATATTTTTGTTGATAGATTTATCACCATATGCTCGCGTTACTAACTGATCCGGCTGGGCGATAAACTGCTGAAAACTCTGAGGGACGATGATCTTATTTTCAACTTGATTCTTGCGCGCCTCAATCTGTCGATTGATCGCAAATATCTCCTGCTCCCCACCTTCCACGGCCTTTCGATAAGGGTCGGAAATTGCTTCACGCAATCGCTTGACAATTGCCTCCCCTTGGTCCGAGAGGAATTTTAGGACGTAACTTCCTTCTTCCGGGTCGCCGACGATGA